ATGACCCAGATCAAGGTCATGAAGTTGTGGAACGCCTTCGTCACCGCCTTCCTGGCGCTGTGCACGACGCTCGGACTCATCACGATCACCGCGACGGCCGCCGCCGCGACTCCTCTGTCCGAGGCGACGAGCACCAGCGCCACCGCACAGGTGACGACACCGGCGATCTCCCCCTGGTCCTTCACCAGGTCCCTGCCCCCCACGATGAAGCAACGCATCCGCGCCGAGGCCCACGGCAAGTCCCCCAGCTGCCGCCACCGCCCGCCGGCGGACACGGACGAGGCCACGGAGGCCCTGGAGGCCATGGACTCCGCCGAGCCGGCGGTACCGCTCCAGCGCTGACGCGCCCTCTCACCTACTTCACACCCCGACCTCTCTGACACAGCGGCGAACTTGCGTACAACGCTCCAGAGAAGACCCCGAAGACCCCCGGCCCATCGTGGCCGGGGGTCTTCCTGTTGCCAGTCGACCCGGCTGATAGCTGGTGGCTGGTGTCAGCCGTAGACGCCGAAGACCCCCAACCGCAACCGGTTGGGGGTCTTCGTGCTGGTGGGGCTAACAGGATTTGAACCTGTGGCCTCATCCTTATCAGGATTCAGGGCTAAATAGATGATCTCCGCAGGTCAGCGAACGTGCTGGCCAAAGCCCTGTCTACGCGCTTCTACACGGCACGCCCCTGCTCCGCCCTTGCCCAACTTACGCCCCTGCCGGGGTAGTTCCGGGGTAGTCCTGGGGTAGCTCACGCGGCCTGCACCGCCTGGAGTCGCCGCACCGGCTTCCGTCTGACACCCGGCTTCCCGTCGTCCAGTGCCGCCAGGACCTGGCCGGCGTAGTCCGCCGCCGCGTGCGTATAGATCCACGTCACCTCACCCGCCCGCTCATGTCCGAGGATCTCCTGCGTGATGACCTCCGGCACCCCACGAGCATGGAGCCGAGAAGCAAAGGCATGCCGGGTGTGGTGGAAGTCGGGCCACCAGTCCGTCCGCTCCTCTTCTACCGCACGCAGTCGGTCTGTCTCCTTGTCCCTGCGCCGAGCCGTGACCACTCGGACCGCCTCGCGCGCCACCCCTGCGGCCTGGATGGCAGCGATCCACAGCCGGCGGAACGCGGAGCGCCGAAGCGGCGCCCGGTAGGGCTCCCCCTCTCCGCCGTTCATCTTGCTTCCCCGACGGACCTTGTTCCGTCCGTGGAAGACCAACTCGTCTTCACACAACCCGTCTTTCGGCTCGGAGACGGCCCGGCTGGCGCTCGGCTCCTCTGCCCACAGCTCCCGGAGCGCCCGGGCAGCGAGTCCGGTCATGGGAACGGTCCGCAGGCCGGCGTCGCTCTTGGGGTAGGACTTCCGCTTGATCTTCCCGCGCGGCTCTACCAGGACCTCGCGAACGTGGATACGCCGACGCTCGAAGTCGACGTTGCACCAGCGCAGTCCGGCCAGCTCCTGGAAGCGGAGCCCCGTCTCCTGGGCGACGATCAGCAGATTGTGGAAGTACTCGGGGAGCTTGTGCCGGATCAGCCAGAGCTGAGCGTATGTCGGCGGGCGTCGGTCCTCGGGGTGCTTCTTTTTCACCGTCGGCAGCCGGACGCCCTCGGCCGGGTTGAAGGGGATACGCCGGTCCAGCTTGGCCGCGGTCAGCATCTTGTCGAGCACCTGGAAGCACTTCGTCACCGAACTGGCGGCGAGCGGGCCACCGCTCTCGTCGTGCAGCGAGTTGGTCCAGGTCTGGATCTCCAGCCACGCCAGTTCGAAGAGTCGGTAGCTCCCGAGGAAGGGTTCGATGTGGTTGCGCCACATCCCCTCGTCACGCAATTGGGACTGAGTCCAGTGCTCGATACGGTGCTCCCCCTTTGTCTGGGTCGGCCACCACAGGTCCCACCAGGCGCCGAGGGCGATCTCACCGCGGGCGGGGTCCATCCAGGTCCGCTGTCGCATTTCGGTGCGAGTCTTCTCCAGGAAGGCGACCGCGTCGTCATAGGTGGGCTTGACCTTGCTGCGGTCCCGGCCTGAGGGGTCGATGTAGCGGGCTTCCCAGGATCCCGTGTGCTCGTCGGTCGACGGCCGATCACCTGGGTACTTCTTCAGGCACGGCGGGCAGCCACAGCGCATGGACGGGTTGGGACGTGGGTTTGTGGTGGCCCTGGGCTGGGCCGTCTTGCGCACCATTCGGGCGTGCTCCTGATCAAGACGTCGGTGCGCCGGTCTGCGTGGATCACGACGTGAGCTCAGCCGGGAGCTCTACACCTGCGCCGCAAAAGCAGGACAGGCCAGCGCCTATGGATGGTGCGCCGAGGTCGATCGTCAAGATCTCGTGGATTTCTCTCACCACGTCGTACAGGTGGGTGCCCAGCCGAACGAAGATCGTCACTTCGTCCGGATCCCACAGCGCGATCTCCGGGAGATCGTCGGCCACGGCGATACGTACGCACACAGGAATTCCCCCAGGGCAGGACCAGTTGCCAAAAGCCCGCTCCGGGAGGACAGCGGTGGTTCGGTGACCGAGGCTACCTGTGCGTGTTGATGTTGTGAAAGTCGTTTGGAATATGTGAAGCGTGTTTGTTTTTGACCGAGGAAGCCAGATAGACGTCCAGCTCGGGCGACCTTGCCAGACGTACCTAGGGGCGGGTCGCCGCATCCATGTCTTCAGCCACCTTGATCAGAGTTCGCTGCTGCTTCGCGCCGAGACGGCGGAAGAGCTTCAGTAGATGCTGCTCCCTCTCCTCGTCGGGCAGGCCCGGCACAGGCCGGCCCGCAGCTTCGAAGATCTGCCTTGGCGTGACGCTCGCACCCCAACCCTTGAGCGTCGAGGCCAGGGCGCGGAGCCTCTCCGGGTCCGCCCGGGATGTACCGCGCGATCCCTTGAGCCATGCGTACAGCGTCGCGTACGGAACGTCGGCAGCGTCGGCTAGATCCTTGGGTGTCCTGTCCACAGCCTGAAGGTGGCGCGTGAGCAGTGCCCCCAGATTCTCACCCTGTCGGGCGGGATCCTCGGCGGGTTGTTCGCCGGGGTGCTTCTGGCGGCTGGTCACAGACAAGAGCATCGAGCATCTACATCTACATGCGCAAGTAGATCTGCGCACGATGACCCGTATTTGACGGGCTATACACGTCTACACAACCCTCCTGAACCCTTCTGCGACCCAACGGCGCCCCGCTCACCCCCTTGCTCAATCTACATTTACATGTAAACGTAGATGGCGTAGGTCTCGGAGGCCTGCTCACCCCTAGTCGGCCATGCGCCGGAGGAGCACCATGCGACGACTGGCCAAGGGAGCCCCGCTCCGGGACGCCATGAGGGCATCCGGGCTGGACATCCCGCGCCTCGCCGCCCGAACGCGAGAGATCGACACCGAGGGCGCCGGCCTCTCCAAGGCATACGTCGGCTTCATTACGGGGGCAGGAAGAACGGCCCGCGAGGACTGCAGCAACAGGGCAGCGGAATTGATCGCACTCGCCCTCGGCCGGGAGGTCGCCGACCTATTCGAGCCGGTCTCTTTCACGCTTCGAGAATCTACATCTACATGCAAACCGAGTATGCGGAAGTCGGTGTTGAGACCGCTTCCGGATCAGCTGATGGATCAGCGCGAGCTCGCCATCTTCCTGCGCAAGTCCATGTCCTGGATCGATCAGCAGATTCAGCAATGGGCGCTTGAACACAACCCTGACGACCTGTGGCCCGGCCTGCACTACGTCGGCCGATCTCGCCGCTTCGACCCCCTGGCCGTCCTGGAAGGGCAGCGCCAGCAGCGCGTCGCCTAGCCGACCAGCCCCTTCGGACCGGGCCACCTCACCACACAACGAATGAGGAACCGTGGAACAGCCAGCTGTGAACGCAGCTCCGGGTCGCCTACGCAAGGGGGAGACGAGCCGCTCCCTCTTCCAGCAGGGGATGCGCATCAGCGGCATGAACCCGCATACCCGCCTGGTGGGCCTGACCCTGCTGGGCCACGCCAACTTCCGTTCTGGCGTCATATCGCCGCAGTTCCAGCCATCAGACGAGGAACTGGTCGCGGAGACAGGCCTGACGCTCGCTCAGGTGGGCGTGCAGTTGGGCGTCCTGCGCTCCCGCGGGTGGCTTGTCCGGCACATCTCCCGCAACGACGTGGCCACCGCCGAGAGCAGATGGCGCCTGGCCGTTCCCGAGCACGTCCTTGAGCGTCTGCGCACGACCCGCCACTGACACCTCGGGCGGGGCCGCGTCCGGGCTGGACCCCGGAACTACGGCCCCTCGGCCCATCCACACCCAAACCTCAACCAGGAGTGGATCAGCTTGACCACATCATCCCAGAGTCCTGCCGAAGTCGAGCACACCGCCGGGATCTTGTTCGACGCCGCCTCCGTCGAGGCCGCAGTGTCCGCTGCCCGCGAGCAGGTCCGCGCCGAGTGCCAGGCCGAACTCGCCGAGCTGCACACCCAGTTGGCGGTGACGGCCGGTGACCACCGCCGGGTGCAGGCCGTACTGCGCCTGTGCGAGGGCCGCCGCGGTGACGACATGCTGCTCGTGTCCGCGGTCGCGGTGGCGGCCGAGTGCGGCACCACCGCTCTCGACGGCCTGCCGATGGTGCTGACCTGGACGCGGCGCGTGCAGGTCCCCGACGTGCACACCGCCCATACGCAGGTGGTCGTCGAGTGCACCTCGTCGTACGGCGGCCGTGCCGACCTCGTCGTGACCGGCGAGGACCGTATGGCGCTCGGGTCCCTTCTGGACGCCGAGGCTCGCGACGTCCACGCGACGTGCCGCAACGACGGCTGCGGGACCGTGGACGACTACGACGCTTCCGACCCGGCCTTGTTCGGCTGGGCCCGCGTCCAGGTCGCCGGCGTCGAGAACGGCCCCCGCTGGTACTGCTCCCCGATGTGCGTGTCTGCGGCGCTGGCCCGCGCGGGCGATGAACTCGCCCTCGTCGATCAGGCCGACGATCTCGACGCGACGTATGGGGTCGGTGCGTCGGACGAGTACGCGCTGCAGGTGGCCGAGGCGCACGCGGCCGACGTCGAGGACGAGCGCGGCGATGTGGACGAGGCTGCGGGGGGTGCGGTGTGAGGGGGCCGCTGGACACCTATCTGGGCTGGGAGAAGCCCGAGCACCTGCGCGGCTGCAAGAAGCCCACGTGGGACGTGTCGGTGCACGTCCTGGAAGGTCAGTACCGCCGCGGCCACGGCTTCCACGGCGAGCCGGTGGTGACGCACTCGTGCGCTGACAAGGAGTACTGCGAGCACGGCGCCAAGTACGACGCCACGGTGGTGCGGATCGTGTGCTCCTCGTGCGGCGTGGCCCGGGTGATCAGCGGTGAGAAGACCGCGGACACCGGCGAGACGCTCACCACCACCAAGTGGCTGGGCTACGGGCTGCCGCCGCGGAAGGTGGGCGGGTTGCTGTTGTGGCCTGCGGAGCCGTGGCTGTACATGGGCCGCGAGTCCGAGGCCGAGCCGCACGACTTCGTGGTCACTCGTCTCGGCGTCAAGCAGGTCACCAAGGACGTGGTGGTCGGGCAGATCGTCAAGGGCACCGGTGAGCGGCGCGGTGTGGTGTGGACGGCGCTCGCGGTGCCCGGCGTGCCCGGCTCCGGTGGCCGGTTCGAGTACGGATACGGCGGCCCGGTGCGGTTCGAGCACGCGAATGACGGCCGCGGCCGGGGCGGTTCGCCCTTGCGCACGGTGAACGCGGCCGCGCGCTGGATCGGCGAGCGCCTGGCCGAGCAGCCGGCGGAGCGGGGTGCGGCGTGAGCGCCATCGATGAGACCCGTACGGCCCTGGTGGTCGGGAAGGACACCGGCGACGGCAGCCAGCCGCCTGTCGGCGAGTCCACCCGCGAGCTGACAGGCCTGCCGCAACGACCGTATGCGACCGCCGTGCACGCGGCGCTGCGCGCGATCGAGGTCCTGCCGGACTCCGTGGAGATCGGCGTGCGGATTGAGGTGTTCGACGGGCAGCGGGAGCTGTTCGTCCAGCTGGAGTGGCTGCCCGGCCACGACGACCTGGTCCCCGCCGTGCTCCAGGAGGCCGGGCTGGTCGTGCACTGGTCGCACCTGGCCGTCTGGTCGGCCTGCAGTGGTGACGAGCTGGCCGAGCTGGCTGTCGACGTCCTCGCCGACCCCGACACGATCGCCGAGCGGTGCATGCATGCCGCGCTGTGCGGTCTGGGCTGCGCCTGCGAGAAGCCACCACCTGGCCGCTGGGAGCAGGCCGCCGCCTTGAACGCCGCCCTGACCTCGTTCGACGAGCGTGAGGAGAACGGCCAGTGAACGCCGAGACCTGGCTCGTGCTGTGCGCGTTCGCCGCGCTCGGCATGTGGGTGATCGCCGGACTGATCGATGCGGCCGGCGACCGGCGGCCGGCCGCCCGCGTCGTGCAGCCCTCGCACCCGATCACTCCGCTGCTGCCCCCGGCACGTCCGGGCGGCCCCTGGTACCCCGAATTCGCTCTGGCCCGTGGCCGACGCGTCCGCGCGGCACGTGCCCGCACCCGCGGGGTCCTGCTGGGCCGTACGCCACCTGCGTCCGAGGACGCCGTCACCACCGCGCGCCGTACCGGAACCGGCGCCTGACCCCTCCATCTCCGGGTGGGCGGGACGTGCCCCTGACAACCGTCCCACCCACCCGGGCACGACACTGAAGGAACAGACCATGCGCCGTACCGAGGCGTTGAAGATCATCACCCGTGTTCTCAGGCAGCCCGTCGAGGACGTGCCCGCCGCCGACCTGATCTACGGCCGTCAGCTGGCCCACATCGAGGCGCCCACCCCGCAGGCCCCGAGGCCGTGGGCCATGCAGGTCGACGTGCTCGCGCTGCGCATCGCTGCACAGCTGCCTCTCGGCGATGACGACCAGGCCAGCTCGCTCGCCCAGGCCGAGGACGCCAAGCGCGCCCGGGACCTGGTCGGTGAGATCGGTGCGCTGACTGCCGGGCACAACCGGCTCACCTCCGCCGCCTGGTACCCGGCACGTCCGGGCGACCTGGTCCACATCGCGTACGAGACGGCTGGCGACTTCCCGCCGTTCGGAGAGACCTACGCGGTCGAGGCCGGGCAGTGGGAGGACGGCCTGAACCTGCGTCTGCTCACGCACTCCCTGCCCGCCACCGTCGACGCGGACATGGCCGCCGGCATGACCGGCTGCTTCGCCGTCGACGACGACCCCGACCCGCTGATGGAGCCGTGGATGGAGGCCGGTCCGCACCGGCTGACGATCGTCCGCGACGGCCGCCCCGTGCACGTCGGCGGTGCGCGGTGACGCCGGCGGACGCGCGCAGTCTGCGCCGCCGCCGGGTGGCCGAGCTGCGGGCGGCCGAGCCGGGCCTGAGCCTGCGCCAGATGGCCAAGCGTCTCGGTATCTCCCGTGACACGGTGCGCCGCGACCTGGACGACATCGACCGGGCCTCGTCACAGGGTGCGCCGTCCTCGGACGCGGTGTCGCAGACTGCGCCACAGGCCAGCGGCAGTGTGGCGGCTGAGTCAGCGACACGGGACGAGGCCTCGGCCAGCGGGCCGTTGCAGGGTGCGACACCGGCCGGTCTGCCGCGCCGGGTGGCGCAGCCCCTTGCTGGTGTCGACCTCGCCCAGTGGCCGGCCATGCGCCGAGACCTGGCCGACCTCGTCCGGTCCGGCCGCACGGCCGAGGGCGTGGCGCACATGGCCATCACCGCGGTGGCGCACGCCTACCGCCAAGCCCTGGCCAACGGCGAACTGAAGGTGGGCCAGCTCTTCCACGTCAGCGCGGTGACCCTGATCCCGGTTTCCGCCCCCGCGCCTCGTACCGCCGAGCCCGTCGAGGCCGGCTGATGACCGGGCCGTCCGCCCCGGTCCCCCTGCGGGGCGGACGGCCCACCCCCCGCCGTCGACGGCGCCGCCGCCCAGGCCCGTGCGACGTGCCCCAGTGGCCGCACGACCTCACCTACGCCCGCCTGTACCCCTGCGGCTGGCGGTGTGACCGGCACAGCCCGGGGGTGCTGGCCGCCGCTGCAGTCCGGGCCGGGCTGGCTCTCCCGCCGCCCGGGCGCCCGGGCGGCAACTGACCTCACCCGCCCCGACCCGCACCTGGAGCAAGTGCCGTGCCCGATACCCCGCCGGACCGCGCGAGCGGCGGCATCCCGCACTCCTTCCGCCTCCGCATGGCCTGGCGGTGGGTACCGCGGATGCCTCAGGAACTGCGCCGCCGCAAGGCGTTCCTGTACGCCCTACAGACCATCGCGTCGTTGGCCGACGCCCACGGGCGCACGCGCTTCTCAGACACCGGGCAGCCCATCCGGATCACGCAGCTCGCGACGTCCATGGGATCGCGGGAGAAAGACGCCAGGCGCTACCTGAGCGCGGCGATCGCCGCCGGGATCCTGACCACCGAGCAGACCCCCAGACGCGGACGCATCACCGTCTACCGCCTGGTCGTCCCGTTCGACATCCCGCGGTGGGATGCCGCCCTCGCGGTCCTCGATGCGGGAGCGGACGAGCCACAGGCGGACACAGAACACGGTCACGGCGCAGCCGAGTTCGGGCGACGGGCGCCCGAGCCTGCCGCAGCCGCACAGCACTTGAGTTCAGGCCACGACCGCCCGACCTCAACCCCCGTGGAGGCGGAAGGGGTTCGGGCGGCGGACGCCCGACCGGGTTCGGGCCCTCGTCGCCCGTTCGGTTCGGGCGACGTCCCGCCCAACAACACAGGAGTACTCAAGACCAACCCCCAGGAGATGGTTGCTGTAGGACCTCAACCTGACGTCGCGCGCGGGCACGAGGCCGACGAACGGGTTGACGATCCGTCACCACCGCACGCCCCGCCGCCGCTTCACGCCGTTCCCGGGCACGGCCCTGCCCAGACGTCTCGGCGCAGGAACGCGGTGCCCGACGGACAGATGCCGCTGCTCGCCTCCGTCCCGCACCCCCCACACCCCGCCAAGCACCCCTCGGGCCCCGAACAGACCCAGGCATCCATCGGTGCCCCACGGGAGGGCTGGCGCGCCGTGGTGGCCCGCGAGCGCCCCGAGGACGCGGCCCGCGTCTACGGCGACCGCTGGACCGGCGATCACGCCCGCTACCTGCCCGATCCCACCGGCACCTGACCGGAAGGACACCCACCTGCGATGTACCCGAGCCCCACCCGCCGGACCACCACCGGCTACGGCACCTGCGACGACTGCAGCAGACGCGTCCTGTACGCCCTCACCACCAAGCACCGGCAAATCATCGCGATAGACCCGCCCGAGGACCCCACCGGCAACCAGGCCATCAGCATCAGAGAGTCCATCTACTGGACGCGCCAGCTCAGCAAGGACCGGCCCGTCGCAGAGGAGCGCGAGGTACTGCGCCGCCCGCACTTCTCCTCGTGCCCCGTCGCCCTCGCCCAGGCACGCCGGCGCGCAGCAGCAGCCCGACGCACCGCCGGCCGCGCCGCCCACGGCGTACGCCCCGTCAGGTGGCAGCGGTGAGCGACCTGCCCGGCCGCCTCGTCATCGCAGGTCTCACCTGCCTCGCCGTCGGCGGGCTCTGTTTCATCGCGTTCCTCATCACCGCCACCCGCGAAGTCATCCACAATCACCGCCGCAGGAACGAGCCAATGCCCCACCCGCCCACACTCCGCGAGTCGATCGCCGCAGCCCTCGACGACTGGTGGATCACCACCGACCCCGTCGCCCCGTTCCACGCCCCCGCTGTCGCCGACCACGTCGACAGCTACCTGACCGGCCTCGGCTACACCATCCACACCGACACCCCAAGGAACCCTGTGCCCGCCCGCCCCGGCCGACGCGAGATCACCTTCAGCGTCCTCTCCGGCCTCACCGCCGCCGCCACCATCCAGGCCGCCTACAACGGCCACTGGTGGTGGATCACCAGCGCCGTCCTCGCCGTCGTGGCCGTCGTCTTCTTCGTCACCGCCGTCCGGGCCGACACACGCGACGAGCAGCGGCCATGACCACCTGCGGCGTCTGCCCCCGCACCGCCCCTGACGGACAGCACCTGTGCCTGGTCCACACCGGCGAACTCCGCGGATGGCTCACTGAGATCCCCGTACAGGCCCGCCTCCTGGCCGAGGAGTTCGTGGTGCCCTCCGGGCGGCCAGCGCAGGGCCGCCTCGGCGGTACCGGTCACGCCACCGCCCCCGTGCCCGTCGACCTCCGCGTCCTGGTCCTCCTCGGCCCGGGCCGCTACGACCCCGAAGGGCCCGACGACGACGGCCAGGCGCCGATCGTCGCGACCCTCGGCGCGTGGGCCGGCCACATCGCCTACCAGTACCCCGCCACCCACCGCGACCCGTACGGCACCGCCTACACCCGCCCGTGCGAACAGGCCGTGCCCCGGCGCGGCGAGACGATCCCCGGCTGGTGCGCATGGCTCAGCGCCTACCTCCCCTACGCCCTCACCCTGCCCCTCGCCGCCGACCTCCACCGCGCCCTGGACACCCTCGTCCGCCGCCTGCGCACCCTCACCCACAGCACCCCGAAGCAGCACCCCCGCGCCGCACCCTGCCCCGTGTGCGACCTCTGCACCCTCGTCCGCACGGACGGCCGATGGCACATCCACTGCCTCGACTGCGGCCACCAGATGACCCCCGACCGGTACGACCAGCACGCCGCGACGTTCCTGCAGTCCACCCGGACGCCCGCACCACCGGGGGACGGCACGGCCACCTGACTCCGATACCCCCTATGCGAACACGCGTTCCCATCGGACACTCGTTGAACAGTGCACCGACTTGCTCGCCACACCCACTGGCGTACGCGACCCTCACAGAGACGAGGCCCCCACCATGTCCACCTGGACCCTGCACCGAGGAGACGCCCTGTCTCTCCTGCGCTCCCTGCCCGACAGCTCGGTCAGCGCAACAATCACAGACCCGCCCTACAACTCCGGCGGCACCACCACCACGCAGCGCACCAGCGACACCGCCCGCGGCAAGTACGTCAGCGGCGACGCCCAGCACCAGCTGCCCGACTTCGACGGCGACAACCGCGACCAGCGCAGCTACACCCTCTGGCTCACACTGATCCTCACCGAGTGCTACCGCCTCACCCAGCACACCGGCCCGCTCCTCGTCTTCACCGACTTCCGCCAACTCCCCGCCACCTCCGACGCCCTCCAGGCAGCTGGCTGGACCTGGCGCGGCATCGTCCCCTGGCACAAACCCATCTCCCGCCCCTACAGAGGAGGCTTCAACCGGGCCTGCGAATACGTCCTGTGGGGTACCAAGGGCCCCGTCGACGCAGCACGCAACCCTGTCTGCCTGCCCGGCCTCTACTCAGCCAGCCAGCCCCGCGGCAAAGGCCGCGTCCACATCACCCAGAAACCCGACGAGCTCATGACCGAGCTCGTCAAGGTCTGCGTCCCCGAGGGCACCGTCCTCGACCCCTTCACCGGCTCCGGTTCTACCGGCGTCGCCGCCCTCACCTCCGGCCGCTCCTTCATCGGCATCGAGCAGTCCCCACGCATCGCAGCCACAGCACACACCCGGCTCGACACGTGCGGTCTGCGCCTTGCGTGATGTCGGCGACTCAGCCCAGCCCGGTGGCCGCCATCCGGCGCGTCCACGGGCCGGCGCACCGTGAAGCAAATCGCGGCCCGGAGTAGGCGGTTTGCTGCTCAGCTGGCGGATGAGGATGATGCCGGTCGTGGTTTCAACACTGTCACTGCTTCACGCGGCGCCGTCGGAGTTCACGATCGCGCGGGTGCGTGCCCTGGTAAACCAGATCGGTCCCGAGTCGCCGACGGTCGAGTACAAGGAAAAGATGGCCGACAGCGTCGCCCGGGGTGTTGCGGCGCTTGCCAATACGTACGGTGGCCTCCTGCTGATCGGCGTCACCGACAGGACCCGGGAACTCAAGGGCGTCAAGGAACAGACCGTCGACTACGTCGCAGACCACTGCCATGCCAAGATCGAACCGCCCTGGGTCCCCGAGATCATTCCCGTCCCCATGGACGACGACTCAGGGCGGTACGTGCTCGTTCTCCGCGTTGTCCCCGGCCAGCACCCCAGCCCGCTCCTGGTCGATGGGGTCGCCTACGTGCGGGACCACAGCACCACTCACCCGGCGGGCTGGCAACGACTCAAGCAACTGTTCAGCCAGACCGCCCTGGAGCCAGAGCAGGCATGGCATCTCCAGGCCCCTCCTCAGGTCGATCAGGACATGGACTTCGTCGCTCGGACCGGCCTGAACGTTCCGGTCTCCGCCGAGGCGCTGTGGCGTCCTCTCTCGGAACGCAGCATCGACGCGTTCACAGATGCCCTCAACCAGTCCCGGCTCAGCAGCGTGCTCGGACGTATGAGCCTGGGCCCAGCGTGGAGCGGCGGGCTCAACCCCTTCCACCGGGAAGGGCACAACCGCGCTCGTGATCTGCGGTTGCAGTGGTCAGGGGCTCCTGAGAACTGGCCCACAGGCAGGGAATATCCGGTGCAGGCGATCGCTCACGTTCAGGTTCCGGGCTCGTACGGGCACCAGAGCCAGCGCCTCCATGTCGAACTAGACGTCATCGTGAGGACCAGCGACATGGCCAACGCGCTGCAACAGGGCAGCGGCGCAGCCGAGTTCACCCGACGACGGATCGGTGTTCAAGAGCTCGCTCAGCTCATGGACGCGATGGTGCAAACGTTCGTCAGCCGGGAAGTCGTCGAGCCGCTGGCCGACCTCGCCGCCATCGACCCTCTGGCCGTCCCACAGCCCCAAAACCTCCACATCATCATGGGGCGGCCGGTCACCGAGGTGCTCGACACCACCGGCTTGAAGCCGATCCCAAACGCCGGTCCGTCGCTCGGGTTCCACCTCCTCGCCAACCCCGCACTCGACATGGCCGACGCAGCCGAGCGCTGGAAGCAGGTAACCCTCTGGATGCAGCAGGGCGCCCTTGACGCCGGACTGCTCGGCATGGAGACCGCCCTCAAGGACGTCCCTCCGCCCACTTACCCCTGACCATCAGCGTGTTCCTGCTGGACAAAGATCACTGCGTAGCGTCACACTCCTGCCAGTAGCACACGTGTGCCCATAGGTGCGGGAGACTGCGCGGCGCATGCTCAGCCGGACGCGGCATACGCCCAGACCCCGCCGATACGCAGCCCCGGACCGCCCAGGCCCGAGGCTGCGGCACGTCCGGAGGGGAGACGAGCCGTGCTCTACAGCACTGCCCAGGCGGCCGCCCAAGCCACCGAATGGCGCCAGCTCCTCAGCGCCAGCGCTGCCAGCGTCACCCCTGCCACCATCCGCAAGTGGTCCTCCCGCGGCCACCTCGCCCGCTCCGGCCTTGACGACCATGGCCACCCCCTCTACGCCCTCGCCGACATCGCCCGCGCCGAGAAAGCCACTCGCGCCCGCGCCCTGCGCCTCGTCGACATCGGCACACCCTCGTCACGGAACAGTCACACTCCCGTAGACGATCACCCCGTGCTGACACCCTGAGCCTCTCTCATCACCGTGTCCCAGGGGGGAAACATGGGGTTCATCAACAACGCCAAGGCCAGCAAGGCCACCGACGAGGCGAAAAAGGCCTACGCCGAAGGGCACCACGTCCTCGTCTACAAGTTCATCGAGGCCAACAAGACCAGCGCGACCACCGCACCGATGACTGGCGTCGGCGAACAGATCGAAGCCGTCGAGGCAGAGGGCTGGGCCCTGGCCAACATGGCAGCCGCCGAGTCCAAGACCCTCGGCGGCGAACGCATCGGCCTCGTCTGCCTGTTCCGCCGCAGAGTCTGACAAGCCACCGCCTGGCCCGGCCCGCACCCCGCGCGGCCGGGCCTCGGCATGCCCGGAGGTGGACGTGGCCACCGACCGCAGCGAACTCGCCGAGTACGACTACCGCAAGATCCGCGCCCAGATCCTCGCCGCCTCGGACATCTGCATCATGTGCGGCCATCCCGGTTCCGACGCCGCAGATCACGTCATCCCCGTCAAGCGCGGCGGCGCCCGCAAGGACCCCGGCAACCTCGCCCCCATCCACGGCGTCGAGGGCTGCCCCACATGCGGCCGCAAGTGCAACAACGACAAGGGCGACAAGCTGCTCAGCGAGGTCAAGCGCCTCGTCACATCCGTGGACTGGTACGCCGGCCCCTGACCGAACGGAGCCCTGTGACCACCACCGAGGAGACCTCGGCCGCCGGGCTCACCGCCCGTCACGACCGTGCCTGTCAGGCCGCGCTCGGCTGGGCCGAGCGAGCGACTGCTGAGTACGGCAAGGCCATCCGTCACGAGGACGACGCCCGCGCTCGCCAGCTCAGTGACAGCGCCTGGCAGCGCGACCGCATGGCGGACGACCGCCGTCTGGCCCAGTTCCACGGCGTACGGTCCACCGAAGCCCTCAAGCTCGCCGAGATGTGGGCACGTGTGGCTGGAGTCCTCACGCCACCGCTGGAACCCGTGTGGTCCACCGTGGAGGGAGCCGATACCCAAGCTCACCGCTGAACAGCTCACCCTTCACACCTTGCAACTGACCGAGGCCGGGCTGATCGCCCTGGCGCAACGTCGTGCGTGCTGTGCGGTGTAGGCGAGTCCGTCGGAGAGCCGACCCGTTCTACTGCCTGCGAGAAAGGTACGGCCGCAACCGAACAGCGCCAGATCGGCATGTACGGGGACATGAGAACACCACACCCCGTGCGCTCCCTCCGACAACGGCACACCCGACGCCGGAGCGAATGGCTGGACATGACTGGGCTGGAGCAGCGAAGGGCACGAGCCCGCCGCACGGAGCGCGCCCGATGGTGGGGCATGATCGCTTTGATTGCGGCCGGCGGACTCGTATTACTCGTGCTGCTGCCCTGGCTAGTGTGGCGCGGACCGTACATCATCGACGCCAAATACATAGACCGCACCGAACTGACCAAGGGCTCAGCAGCCCTCGTCACCGGCCTGCGTACTGCTGTCGTCGCCTTCACCGCCGCGCTCGGCGCTGGCATCGCCCTGCTCTACACCGCCCGCACCTACCGCCTCACCCGGCGAGGCCAGATCACCGACCGCTTTACCAAAGCCCTCGAACGCCTCGGCTCACCCGAAATCTACGTACGCATCGGCGGCATCCTCGCCCTCGAACAGATCGTGCAGGACGCCCCTGAACAAGCCGCCACCGACGCCGCCCGCGTCCTCGGCCACTTCATCCGCCACCGCGCCCCCAAGAGCGCGCCCACCCCAGACCCCGACAGGGCCAGTCCCGACAATCCGGATACCCACAACGGCGATTTGCCCGCCGAGCCCAGTGCCGACGTGCAAGCAGCCCTCACGGCCCTCACCCGTACCGAGTCGCGCACTCACGTCGACCCACGCGAAAAACTAGACCTCCACGGCCTCCACCTCGCCAGCGCCAGCCTCGGCGGCGCCGACCTCACCCAAGCCGATCTGTCCGGGGCGACGCTCACGAAGGCCGACCTGAGCGATGCGACGCTCACGAAGGCCAACCTGAGCGGGGCGACGCTCACGAAGGCCAACCTGAGCGGGGCGACGCTCACGGAGGCCGACCTGTACATGGCGACGTTCACGGGTGCCAACCTGAGCGGGGCGACGCTCACAAAGGCCTCACTGAGCCGGGCGTCGCTCACGGAGGCCTTCCTGGTCGGGGCGACACTCACGGGGGCCTCCCTGTACATGGCGACCCTCACGGAGGCCAACCTGGTCGGAGCGACGCTCACGGAGGCCAACCTGAGCCAAGCGACGCTCACGGAGGCCAACCTGAGCGAAGCGACGCTCACGAAGGCCGACCTGAGCGGGGCGACGCTCACGGGTGCCAACCTGAGCGGGGCGACGCTCACGGAGGCCAACCTGAGCCAGGCCACGCTCACGGAGGCCAACCTGAGCGAAGCGACGCTCACGAAGGCCGACCTGTTCAGGGCGACGCTCACGAAGGCCGACCTGAGCGTAGCGACGCTCACGGGTGCCAGCCTGCTCGGGGCGACGCTCACGGAGGCCAACCTGAGCCAGGCCACGCTCACGAAGGCCAACCTGAGGCAGGCCACGCTCACGAAGGCCAACCTGAGGCAGGCCACGCTCACGAAGGCCGACCTGTTCAGGGCGACGCTCACGAAGGCCAACCTGAGCGGGGCTGACCTATCAGGCGTCCTGTCCCTGACGCCACAGCGGGCGACCTCAGCTGTAACAGACAAAGACACCAAGATGCCTGCCAGCTTCTACGTCTCCGTCGGAACACCTGCGGCTTCGTAACAGCCCCATGGGTCCTGCGGTCGGATCGAGGCGACCAGACCCAATTGATCAAAGGGTTCCTTGAATTTTTAGGGAAGATCGTCTTCTCAACCCCGCGCCCAGCTTTTATTTTTCTCCCCGCGGCCTTCCCAGGGTGCCGCCATGATCGCGGACCGGTGTCCGGCGTATAGGGGAGGCGATCATGGCGGCTCGGGCGATCGAGATCGGCGAGGCCGGCGAGCACGTGGCGGCCGCCGTCGCGAAGCACCGCCAGCGTCGCGGCTGGGACCAGCGGTACCTGGCCGAGCTGGTGACCGCCGGCGGGCGGCCCATGAGCGCGTCGGTCCTCGGGAAGATCGAGTCGGGTGCCCGGCGCATCGATGTCGGCGACCTGGTGGCGATCGCCGCCGCCCTCGACGTCCCGCCGGCCCGGCTGCTGCCCGGCGACGAGACCACAGAGCCTGATCCCGTCTCGGCGACTGCCGCCCCCGGGGCGGTGCGCGCCCAGGTCGTCGACGACATAGCGTCGCTCGGCGACCTTGAGGTCCTCGATGCCACCGCGCCCACGCTGGCCGCGATCGCCGTACGGCTCGCTGCGGAGGTCGACGCGCCCGTCTCGCTCGGCTCCTCTCTGCAGGGCCTGTCCAAGGAGCTGCGCCAGGTCCTCGCGGAGCTGCGCTCCCTCTCGCCGGAGGAGCCGGACGATGACGACCTCGACGATCTGGCGTCCCCCGACTGAGTTCGCCGAGGACCTGCGCGAGCGGTACGGGCTGACGTGCCCGCCGGTGTGGGGTACGCCGCGGCGGCCGGAGTTCCCCACGCTGGGCGGCAAGGTCGCCAAGGTCATGGAGCGCCTGGGCTACACGCCCATGCCGTGGCAGCGGTACGTGTGGGACGTCTCCATGGAGCTCGACCCGGCCACCAGCCGGTTCTGGTACCGGCACGTCGGCCTGTCCGTCCCCCGGCAACAAGGCAAGACCCAGGGCCTGCTCGCGGTCAAGGTCCACCGGGCGCAGGCCTTCAAGCGGCAGCGGATCATCTACGCCGCGCAGAACCGCAGCATGGCCCGGGAGCGCTGGGAGGACGAGTTCTGGGCGACGATCGAGGTGTCCCGCCTCGCGCGCCGGTTCGTCATCCGCAAGGCGAACGGGCACGAGGCGATCATCAGCCGCGCGACCCGCTCACGGATCGGCATCACGTCCAACACGGAGAAGGCCGGCCACGGGCCGCCGTTGGATCTCGGCGTCATGGACGAGTACTTCGCCGCCGAGGACGACCGCTTGGAGCAGGCGTTCTCTCCGGCGATGCTGACCCGGCCCACCGCTCAGCTGTGGTGGGCGTCCGCCGGCGGCACGGAGAAGTCCGTGCCGCTCAACAAGAAGCGCCAGGCCGGGCGCGAGCTCATCGAGGAGCTGTGGCGTGCGGGCCTGCTGCCGCACGACTTCCCGCACACGGCCTACTTCGAGTGGTTCGCACCGGACGACCTGGACCGTGCCGACCCGGCGACCTGGTACGCGACGCTGCCGGCGCTCGGTTTCACCGTCACCGAGGACGTCATCCGGCACGAGCTGATCACCATGGACCCGGGGGAGTTCGACCGGGCCTATCTCAACCGGACGCGCAGGAAGGTGCCGCCCCCGGACGCCAACGTGCCTGCCGCAGCGTGGCCTGCGCTGGCCGACGGGGAGTCGATGCCGAACCGGGAGTTCCTCGCGTTCGCGGTCGACGTCTCGCAGGACCGCGCGTACTCGTCCATCGGCGCCGCCTCGCAGCGCGAGGACGGGCACATGCACCTGGAGCTCCTTGACCGGCGCCCGGGCACGGACTGGGTGGTGCCCGCGCTCGTCCGGCTGTGTGCGCTGTGGGACCCGTTGGTCGTCGCGATCGGCTCGACCGGGACCCCGGCCGGATCGCTCATTGACGACCTGGTGGCCGCCGGCATCACCACGCCGGAGGACAAGGCCGAGCCGCACCGCGGGCATCTCGCGGTCGTACGGACGAACGACTTCGTCGAGGCCTGCGGGCAGATGGCCGACGCCATGAACCAGGCCACCGCCCGCCACCGCGACCAGGCCGACCTGACCGCGGCGGTGATGGGCGCCCGGTCGCGGCGCGTCGGCGACGCGTGGGTCCTGGACCGTACGGCGTCGCTGACGGACGTCAGCCCGTTCGTCACGGTGACGCTCGCGCGCTGGGCGCTCGTCTCCAAGGGGCCGCATGTGCTTGACGACTACGACCCGCTGGATTCGATCTACTGAAGGAGGGGCGTAGTGCGCGAGCGAATCACGACCGCGCTCGACACCGTCGGCCTGCTGCTTGTCGCGGCCGGGGCGGGCGCCGGGGCGTTCCGGTGGCTGGGGTGGGCGGCGCTCGCCGTCAGCGGCGTAGTGGTGCTCGGCGGGTCCTGGCTGGCCGCAGGCGCCGGCGGGCCGAAGAGGAGTCGCAGGTGAGTCTCTACCGCCGCCGCGACTACGCGGGCGCCACCGCGGACCAGTTGGTCCCGCCCCGCCCGCCGCAGGGCGGGGGCGCGGCGCTGGTCACCAACGAGACCGCGATGCGCAACAGCGCGGTGTGGGCGTGCCTGCGGCTGCGCGCCAACCTGATCTCGACCATGCCCGTCGATCTGTTCCGCAAGGTCGACGGGATCCAGGTGGAGGTGCCCAAGCCCGCCGTCCTGGTCACCCCCGGCGGGGACGAGGTCGAGATGCCGGAGTGGATGTACAGCTCTCAGTTCGACCTCGACCGCTCGGGCAACGGTGTCGGGCTGATCACCGCGCGGGACGGGCTGAACCTGCCGGCGCGCATCGAGCTGGTGCCGTCCAGCGACGTCACGGTCCGGATGCGCAAGGGCAAGAAGACGTACCGCATCGCCGGCACCGTCTACCAGCCGAACGAGGTGTGGCACGAGAAGCAGTACACCGTCCCCGGCCTGCCGGTCGGCTTGTCCCCGGTGGCGTATGCGGCGTGGTCGATCAGCGAGTACCTGTCCATCCAGCAGTTCGCGATGGACTGGTTCCGCAACGGGGCCGTCCCCTCGGCGCACCTGAAGAACACGGCGAAGACGATCACGCCGGGGGTGGCCGAGGAGACGAAGCAGCGCTTCAAGGCCGCCGTGGCGGGCCGGGACCTGTTCGTCACCGGCAACGACTGGGACTACGAGATGATCCAGGCCGAGCAGGCGGGCGCCGACTGGATCGCCGCCAAGCAGTTCGGCATCGGCGACATCGCCCGGTTCTTCGACTGCCCGTCCGACCTGATCGACGCCTCGGTGTCCGGCAGCTCGGTCACCTACGCCAACATGACGCAGCGCAACCTGCAGTTCCTGGTCATGTCCCTGGGCCCAGCCGTCGCGCGCCGCGAGAACGCGCTGAGCCGCCTCTCCTCGCGCCCGCGGTTCGTGAAGCTGAACCGCAACGCGCTGTTGTCGATGGACCCGCAGACGCAGGCCAGCGTGATCAGCACGCGCATCACCTCGCGCACGCTCGCGCCGTCCGAGGCCCGCGCCCTGTACGACCAGCCCCCGTTCACCGAGCAACAGATGGCCGAGTTCGACCGGCTGTTCGGCAAGGGCGCTCAGCCGACGCCCACCACCGCGACCCCGCAAGCAGGAGGAGCACCCAAATGACCGACATGGCGACCCTGCGGCAGCAGGCTGCCCAGGCCCGCGCCGGCGCCGCGGGCTCCACCTCGATGGCCGTCCCACGCGACCGTCCCGAGTCCCCGGAGATCCGGTTCACCTCCCAGCTGCGCGCCAAGAAGGTCACACGCGACGACGGCATGGACTGGTACGAGGTCGAGGGCTACGCCTCTGCGTTCGAGCAGGGCTACGAGATGTACGACTGGTACGGGCCCTACACCGAGATCGTCAGCGCCGGGGCCGCGGACCAGACCCTGAGCGAGGACCCGGAGGTGGTGTTCCGGTTCAACCACGCCGGCACGCCGATGGCCTCGACGAGGAACGGCCGGCTGACGCTGTGGGCCGATACCCAGGGCCTGGGGCAGCGCGCGTTCCTCAACCCCAAGCGGTCGGACGTGCAGCTGCTCGTCCAGGCCATCGAGGACCAGGACGTGCGCGAGCAGTCGTTCATGTTCCGGATCACGTCGGGTCAGTGGTCTCCGGACTACCTGGAGTACCGGATCAACTCCTTCGATCTGGAGCGCGGTGACGTCGGTCCGGTGACGTACGGCGCCAACCCGCACACCTCGGTCGCGGCCCGGTCCGGGGAGTTCCTGGACGCGATCCCCAACCTGCCGCCGCTGGCCGCCCGTGAGGCCTACGCCCGCCTCGCCCTGCGCTCCGATCTGACCGGCGTGCCCGCGTTCGTGCCGCAGATGCCGGCGCCCGCGCGTGCGACAGTCCCGGCCGCCACCGGGCGGTCGATCTCCATGCTTCGCACTCGGCTCCTCGTCCAGGCCGACGAGGACTGAGCCTTTCCAGACACAGCGCGCGATCCGGCAGGCGCCTGGACGCGCAGCCCTGTGCCGCCCGGCAGATGACCCGGGTTGGGCCGTGGCCCCGCTGTAGCTGCACCCAACGACCCATCTGTACGGAGGGAACACACCCATGCCCGGAACCATCGACGACCTGATCGCGAGCATCGAGGTCGAGCTGGAGGCCGCCCAGAAGCGGCTGAAGAAGTGCGGCGCCGAGGTCACGCTGATCCTCAACAAGGCGCAGGAGGAAGGCCGTTCGAACCTGAGCACGGAGGAGGACGCCCGCGTCGCCGAGCTGTTCGCCGCGCGCGACCAGGCCCGTAACGACATCGTCGGCATCGAGAGCAAGCTGGCCACCACGAACAAGCTGAAGGTCGAGGAGCAGGAGCGGGAGGCGAAGCAGAAGGAGTTCCGCGAGACGAAGACCCGCACGCCCGCCTACGACCAGGTCGCCCGCGTCGGACGCGAGGAGCGGACGTACCGCAAGGACCAGGACCCGCTGGGCAAGAGCTTCCTGATGGACGTCTCCCGTCAGTTCCTCTACCAGGATGTCGAGGCCTCCTTCCGGCTGGCCCAGCACATGCAGGAGGAGCGCGTCGAGCGGGCGGAGTACCTGCAGCGAGCGGTCGGTACGGGCGCGTTCGCGGGCCTGACCGTGCCGCAGTACCTCACCGACATGTACGCGCCCGCCGTCGCGAACCTGCGGCCGTTCGCGGACACCTGCAACCCGCACCCGCTGCCGGAGTCGGGCATGTCGGTGAACATCTCCCGCATCACCACGCCGTCCAGTGCCGCGCTGCAGGCGTCGGAGAACAGCGCCGTGTCCGAGACCGACATGGACGACACCCTGCTGACCGTCCCCGTGCAGACGGCGGCGGGCCAGCAGACCGTGTCCCGGCAGGCGATCGACCGCGGTACGGGCATCGAGGACGTCACGATGCAGGACCTGATCAACCGGGTGAACACCAACCTCGACTCGACCCTGATCAACCAGGCGACGACGGGCCTGTCGGCGATCGCGCAGGCCGTCGCCTACACCGACTCCTCCCCGACGGGCGCCGAGCTGTACCCGAAGATCCTGGGCGCGGCTGCCGGCGTCGAGCAGAACCTGCTCGCGATGGGCCGCCCGTCGCACGCGGTCATGCACTCGCGGCGCTGGTACTGGCTGTCGAGCCAGATGCAGAGCGTCTGGCCGATGATCAACTGGTCGAACCTGCCCGTGCAGGCCGCGGGCAAGGCCGACGCCGCCAGCTCCTACAACTCCGGCCCGCGCGGTGTGCTGCCGTGCGGCCTGGAGGTCATCGTCGACAACAACATCCCTACCGGACTGGGCGGCGGCACGAACGAGGACGAGCTGTACGTCGTCCCGCAGTCCGAGTGCCACCTGTGGGAGGACGCCAACGCTCCCATGTTCATCCGTGCCGAGCAGGCCAAGGCCGCAAGCCTCGGCGTCCTGCTGGTCGCCTACTCGTACTTCGCCTACACCTTCGGCCGGTACACCAACGGCATGCAGAAGGTCGGCGGCACCGGGCTGGCTCAGCCGACGTTCTGACCCCGTCCGGGCCCGGCAGACCGCTGCCGGGCCCGGGTCCGTCACGTACCGAAGGAGATGGGCCGTGGGGCTCAGGAACGTAACTGCCGACGTCGCGCTGCCGTCCGCCGCGCGGGGCGCCGGCACCTTCACGAGTGGTCCGGTCGCGGCAGCCGGCGGCGCCGCCGATGTCGTGCTGGCCGTGCACTGCACGGCGGCCACCGGCCCGCCGACGCTCGATGCCTCGCTGGAGGAGTCGGCCGACGGCAGCAGCTGGACGGCGATCCCGGGTAGCGCCATCACACAGCTGACCGCGCCCGGTAACCGGGTCGCCTACGCGGCCGTCACGAAGAACTACGTCCGCGTCACGTCCACCGTCGCGGGCACCACGCCGAGCGCCACCTATCGGGCGTCCGTCTGGATCCGCCCCGAGTAGCAGGAGGAACCGCAGTCATGGCACGAGACGAGAACATGATCGCCGCGCTGAAGCGGGAACGCGCCGCGTATGTCAGCCAGGGCGACGGGGACCGCGTCAGCCAGGTCGACGAGTCGCTCAGGCACTACGGGTACGACGCCGAGCAGGACGGCCCGCAGGAGCGCACCACCGCGCCGCAGCAGACCGCCGACGCCAGCGCCCCGCCGGCGAGGCCGACGGCCAGGAAGTCGACCGTCAAGAAGGCCGAGGCCAAGCCCGCCGAGGCGACGCCCTCGACCGAGGCGCAGTCCACGCCGCTGGCAGAGTGATGACCGGTGGCCCACGAGTACGGCAACCTGGCCGCGCTGAAGGAGCGCCTGGGGATCGAGGCCAGCGACACCAGCCGGGACACCCCGCTGATGTCGGCCCTCGGCGCCTCCTCGCGTGGCATCGACAAGGTGACCGGGCGCCGGTTCTGGCTGGACGACACCGCCACCTCTCGTGTGTTCCGCCTCGCCGGACGGGTCGTGTGCGAGGCCGACGGGGACCTGCTCCTGGTCGACGACATCGGCAACGTCGACGAGCTGGTGGTCGAGACCGGCAGCGGCTCGACCTGGTCCCTGGTCACCGGGTACGAGACCCAGCCGGACAACGCGCTCGCCGAGGGGAAGCCGGTCACCGGCCTGCTCCGCCGGGGCAGTTGGGGAACGTTCACCTCGCGGGTGCGGATCACCACCAGGTGGGGCTACCCGGCCGAGCCGGAGGACATCACCGAGGCATCCCTGATCCAGTCCTCGCGGCTCTACAAGCGCAAGGACTCGCCCGAGGGCATCATCGGCTCGGCCGAGTGGGGCGTACGCAACCTGTCCCGCCGTGACCCGGACGTCTGGGCGCTCATCGAGCCGTACTGCTTGCCCGGCTTCGGATAGGGGGCGGCGTGCAGATCTCCCCCATCAAGGACGCGATCGCGGACGCCGTCCGCGTCGCCGTCGTCCTGCCGACCGGGGTCGGGAAGTTGACGTGCACCGGTTACGTACCCGATGCCGTGGTCGCCCCGTGCTTCTTCGTCGGCGAGGTCGATGTCAACTACGACCAGACCATGGGCCGCGGCACCGATGAACTGCTCATCACCTGCCGCGTGCTGGCCGGCCGCGCGGATGACCGCTCGGCCCAGCGCATCCTCGACGGGATGCTGTCCGGCTCGGGCCAGGCCTCGCTCAAGGTCGCGTTCACGGCGGCGCGCGGCGCCCCGGGCGAGCTGGCCCTGGGCGGCCTGGCCGACGACATCCACCTGCAGCGCGTGCAGGGCTACCGCTGGTACGAGCACGCCGGATACAGCTACGTCGGCGCCGAGCTGGCCGTCAGGGTCATCGGAGACGGGAGGACATGATGCGCATCCGCATCACCCAGCAGCAGCCCGAGGGCGCGATGCTCAACGGCGAACCGTGGCCCGACGAGGGCGACGAGGTCGACGTGCCGACGGCGCAGGGCGCGCACCTGGTCGCTTCCGGCGTCGCCGAGACCGTCGACGACAAACCGGCCGCGCGCGCTCGCAGGACCCGCAGGGGAGGCGACGATGGGTAAGACCGTCCTGACCAACGTGCGGTGCTTCGCCGTCGGGGTCGACCTCACGGGCAACTCCAACAAGATCGAATTGTCCTCCGAGGCCGAGGTCAAGGACGCCACGAACTACGGCTCGCAGGCCTGGAAGGAGGTCGTGGGCGGGATCGCCTCGGCGGAGATCTCCGGCGAAGGGCAGTGGGAGGCCCTGGACGTCACGAAGGTCGATGACGCGTCCTGGGCGCAGCTCGGCGGCGTCGGCCCCTGGTCGATCAGCGCCAACAGCGGTGCGGCCGTGGGTGACTTGGCGTACTTCACGCAGGCCATGCGCTCGGACTACAAGCTGTTCGGCGAGATCGGCGAGATCGCCCCGTGGACGGGCACCGCCAAGTCCGCGTGGCCCCTGGTGCGCGGCCAGTTCGCCCACCCGCCCGGCACCGCCCGCACCGCGACCGGCACCGGGACGGGCCTCAACCTTGGCGCCGTGGCCGTCAACAAGCGGATGTACGCGGCGCTGCACGTCCTCTCGGTGGCCGGCACTGCCACGCCGACCATCACCGCGCGCGTCGAGTCCTCCGTGGACAACACGTTCGCCAGCCCCACCACCCGCCTGACGTTCGCCGCGGCCACCGCAGTGAGCGGGCAGACCCTGCGCACTGCGGGCACGGCCATCACGGACACGTGGTGGCGGGTGGCGTGGACGATCTCCGGCACGACGCCGTCGTTCCTGTTCGCCGCCGCGCTCGGCATCCAGTAGCACCCCGCCCCACCTCGTACCCGGCCCGCTACCGGGCCCTTCGTCATGCCCTGAAAGGGGGTCCGCCGTGCCCAAGATGGTTCTGCTCGCCGAGTACTTGAGCATCAACGCCAACGTCCTGAACACCTTTACGAAGAAGGCCGAGTTGTCGGTCGAGGTGGAGGAGAAGGACGTCACCAACTACGCGTCGCTGGGCTGGAAGGAAGTCATCGGCGGCCTCAAGTCCGGTGAGCTGGGCTGCGACTTCCTGAACGACTTCGCCGCCGCGCAGCTGGACGCCATCATGTGGCCCCTGCTCGGCACGGTCGTGCCGTTCGAGGTGCGCGCCGACCAGGGCGCCCGTTCCACCGCCAACCCCGCCTACACGGGCAGCATCCTGATCAACGGCTGGAACCCGATCACCGGGTCGATCGGCGACGAGGCCAGCGTGTCGATGAGCTTCCCGACGTCGGGGGCCGTGGCCCGGGCGACGGCCTGATGGCCGGCGGGCCGCCGTTCTCCCTCGGTGTGGAGACGCACGACGGGCTGGCGGCCCTCACCCGTGCCCTCCGCGCCGAGGAGGACGGCAGGCAACTGCGCAAGGAGCTCGCGGCCAACATGCGCGACGCCCTGCGCCCGGGCGCGCAACAGGCCAAGGACTCGATCATGGGCATGGTGTCCCTGCACGGCGCACAGCCCGCGCTGCGCACGTCGATCGCCCGGAAGATCCGGCCCGAGGTCAAGCTCGGCGGACGCTGGTCCGGCGCCCGGGTCAAGGCCTTCAAGACCAAGAACATCAGGGGCTTCGCCAACGCCCCCAAGCGCACGAACAGGGCGAGCGGCTGGCGCCACCCCGTGTACGGCAATCGCGACGTGTGGGTGCAGCAGCGCGGCAAGTTGGAGTGGTTCGACCGCGCGTTCCGGGGCCGTGAAGGGATCTACAAGCAGGCCGCCGAACAGGCAATGGAAGACATGGCCCGGCGCATCGCGAACCGGGCCCGATAGGGAGACCCACCCATGTATCTGGTCTACAACCCCGAGGGCAGCGACGAGCCGAAGCGCTGGAAGTACCAGCCCAAGCGGCTCATGTCCGCCGAGCGGGAGATGTTGGAGCGGTTCACCGGCAAGAACTTCACCGAGTTCAGCCAGGACGTCCTGAAGGGCAACAGCAAGTGCCGGCGCGCGCTGCTGTACCTGTACCTCAAGCGGGAGCACCCAACGCTGAAGTTCGACGACGTCGACTTCGCATGGGAAGAGCTGGAGTTGGAGCACTCCAAGGGCGAGTTGCTGCTCATGCGGGAGAACGTCGCCGAGTCGGTGCCTGCCGACCAGCTCGCGGCCGTCTTGGAGAAGCTGGACCAGGAGATCGCCGAGGCCTACGAGGACCCTGACGAGCAGGGAAAAGCCCAGCTGCCGATCGCCGGATAAAGCGACTCGGCGACGCCGCGCACCTGCTCGGGATCGCCGGCAGGGACTGGGACACCTTCACCGTCGAGGAGACGGACGCCTACCTCGACTGGATCGACGCCTACGTGAAGGCCCAGCAGGAAGCCAACGAGAAGATCAAGTCGGGGCGCTGACCACCCGCTACCCAGAAGGGAGGCGGGCTCGTGAGCGATACCTCCCTGGTGTTCAACCTCGTTGCCCGCGAACAGGTCTCGGAGACGCTGGGCAAGGTCAAGGAGAAGTTCGACGCGGCCGCAACCGGCATCGCCGCGGGCGTCGCTGGAGCCCTCGGCTATGGGGTGGCAGCGTCGATGGACATGTCGGCGGCCAACGCGAAGCTGGCCGCCCAGCTCGGCATCGGTCCGGCCGAGGCCGCGAAGCTCTCCAAAGTCAGCGCGGACGTCTACGCCAACAACTGGGGCGATTCCACCGAGCAGGTCAACGAGGCCATCAAAGGCGTCTACCAGAACATTGGGGACGTCTCCAAGGCCAAGGGCGGCCTGGAGGGCGTCACCACCAAGGCCCTCGCCCTGGCGCAGACCTTCGATCAGGAAGTCGGTCCGACCACCGCGGCGGTCGGGCAGATGATCAAGACCGGGCTGGCGAAGAACGCCGACGAGGCCTTCGACATCATCACCAAGGGCTTCCAGAGCGGCGTCAACAAGGCCGACGACTTCTTGGACACGCTGAACGAGTACGGCGTGCAGTTCCACTCGCTGGGCCTGAACGGGCAGATGGCCACCGGTCTGCTCTCCCAGGGCCTCAAGGGCGGCGCCCGGGACGCCGACCTCGTCGCCGACAGCCTCAAAGAGTTCAACCTCCGGGCCCGCGACATCACGTCCACGGCAGGGGCAGGCTTCAAGTCCCTGGGCCTCAACGGCAAGCAGATGGCCGCAGACGTGGCGGCCGGCGGCCCCAAGGCCACCGCTGCCCTACAGGCCACCCTCGACGCGCTGCGCAAGTACCCGGACACCAGCAAGAAGGCGTCCATCGCGTCGAACATCTTCGGCACGCAGTCCGAGGACATGCAGCGGTCCTTGGAGTCCCTCGACCCGTCGACCGCCGTGAGCGCGATGGGCAAGGTCGCCGGGGCCGCCGACAGGATGTCCAAGACCGTCAGCGACAGTCCGGCGGCTGCCCTGGAGACCTTCAAGCGGCAGGCCACCGTCAAGCTCGCCGAGGTCGGGGGCGTGTTCGTAAGTTTCGCCATGGACAACAAGGGTGCCTTCGGCCCGCTGATCGGGATCCTGGGCATCGTGGCGGGCGCCATCCTCGCCGTCTCGGTCGCCCAGAAGATCTACGCCACGTACACCGCGATCGCCTCCGCCGCCCAGACCATCTGGAACGCGGAGATCTGGGCGTCCACGGCGGCCCTGCTGGCGAACCCAATGACGTGGATCGTCCTCGCGATCATCGCCTTGATCGTCGTCATCGTCCTGATCGCGACCAAGACCACCTGGTTCCAGACCATCTGGACCACCGTGTGGGGCGCAATCGTCGACGCCACGAAAGCGACCATCAGCGGTATCGGCACCGCGCTGGACTGGTTCGCCTCGCTGCCGGGCAAGTTCGCCGGCTGGTTCGGTTCCGCCAAGGACTGGGCCATCACGAAAATGGTCGAGTTGGTCAACTGGCAGGCGGCCCTGCCAGGACGGCTCTGGAACGCGCTGGCCGGCCTCGCGGGCACCGTGACCTCGCGGGCGTCAGGCGCCTTCCAGTCCATGAAAGACGCGGCCGTCACCAAGGCAACATCCATGATCAACTGGGTCAAGGGGCTGCCAGGACGCCTCGCAAATGCCCTCGGTGACCTCAACGGGCTGCTCTACAACAAGGGTCTCGACGTCGTCTCCGGCCTGTGGAACGGCATCCAAGCCATGGGCGGCTGGCTGAAAGCCACCCTGATCAACTGGGCCAAGGACGTCATCCCCGGACCGATCATCAAGGCCCTGGGCATCGGGTCGCCGGCGAGGGTGCTGGCGGCGGAGGTCGGGCACTGGATCCCGCCCGGCATCGCGATGGGCGCCGAGGACAACCGCGACGTCCTCGACAAGACCATGTCCACGCTCGTCAGCCCGGCTGTCTACCGCCCCACGGCCCAGTCGATGGGCGTGACGCCGTTCACCGGCGCGGCCTCGACTCTCGGGGCCGGCCAGGGCTCGGCCACGCGCCTGGTGTTCGAACTGCGGGGCGGATCGCGGGCGTTCCGGGAGTTCTTCCAGGAGTCGGTCCGCGTCACCTCCGGCGGTGACGTGATCAAGTTCGCAGAGGGGTGACATGCCGAACCTGCCCCCGCCCGTGTGGGCGGAGCTGTTCTACAGCGGCGCCTGGAACACCATCACCGACGACGTCCGCGTGGCGACCTCGGCCGTGACGATCACCAGGGGTCTGTCGTCCGAGTCCGCGTCGGACGCCGAGCCGACCATGGGTGCGTGCGATCTGGACAGCCGCGACAACCGGTACGCCCCGCGCAACCCGGTCTCGCCGCTGTACGACCTGATCGGCCGGAACACGCCGATGCGGTTCGGCTACACGGCCGGCACGCCGTGGGCCGCCATGGCGGGCGGCCTGGGCAGTGACGCCCTGGAGACCCCGGACGCCGCGGCCCTGGACGTGAGCGGTGACTTCGACCTGCGTCTCGACGTCGCCCTGGAGAGCTGGGCCGAGTCGCAGATGCTGTGCCTGCGCTACATCCCGGGCAGCGCCGAGCTGTGGGCCCTGGAGATGGTGGGCGGCTTCCCCATGTTCATGTGGTCGCCCGACGGCACGTTCGCCAGTCGTATCGCACAGACGTGCACCGAGGAGCTGAAGGCCTACAACGGGCAGCGCCTCGCCCTGCGCGTCGTCCTCGACATCAGCAACGGGGCGGGCGGCTACGAGCTGCGGTTCTACACCGGCCGCACGGTCGACGACACCGAGTGGAACCTGCTCGGGTCCCCGATCGTGGGCGCGGCCACCACCTCGGTTTTCCCCGGCACCGCGCCGCTGGAGATCGGTTGCGGCACCGCGTTCAACGCGCTGCCCAGCGGCGGCGTCCTCAACCGGCTGCGCGGCAAGGTGTACGCGCTGAAGCTGCTGGACAGCACCACCATCAAGGTCAATATGAAGACCAGCGCGGCCACCGCGGGCGGCACGTCGTTCGTCGACGCCACCGGCCTGACGTGGACCAAGCAGGGCAGCGCGATCCTCACGAACAAGCACATCCGCATGGCCGGCGAGGTGCCCGCCTGGCCGCCGACGAGGGACCTGTCTCTCAAGGACAACTACGTCAGCGTCACCCCGGCCGGGGTGACGCGCCGTACGGATGCGGGTAACAAGCCCGTCGACTCCGCGCTGCTGCGGTTCATCAAGTTTCACGGCCCCGTCGAGTGCTGGCCGCTCACCGACGGCCCCACCTCCCTGGGCGCCAAGTCCATGGTGGGCGGCTCGGACGTGCGGCAGGAAATCGTCATCGGTACGGACACGGCCGCCGGCTGGGCGGAGGGCAAGCTGGCCGACTGGATCGAGCCGTGCCTGTCCGTGAAGGCGAACACCTCCGGGGACATCCGGGGCGCCTTCCGGCGCACCACGGGGACAGACGACTTCTGGTCCGTGGACCTCTTCCTGTCCGGCGGCGGGACCCCGAGCTCGGGCCAGTTCACCGTCTTCGACCGTGGGGCGGGCACCGACGCGGACAACCGGGTTCTGATTGAGATCATCTTCACCGGCAACCTCGACCGGCTCTCGGTCATCCGCCAGTCCGACGGGGACTCGTCGTCCAGCGTCGGCCTGCTGGCCAACGTCGACGGCGTGGGGATCTACAACGAGGACCCCCACCACATCCGGCTGTCCATCGACCCGCAGGCCTCGTCCACCCTCTGGTACCTGTACGTCGACGGCGCACTCCTCGGCAGCGGCACGATCGCCAGCATCGTGATGAAGTCCGCGCAGAGCGTGCTCTTGGGATGGGGATTCCTCACCCTCGCCGGCGTCACCATGACGGACCGGTCGTTCGGCTACCTCACCTACTGGGACGGCAACGGCCCCTCCGCCGCCGACATGTACACCGCGTACATGGGCTTCCAGGGCGAGCGTGCCGGGGACCGTATCGAGCGCCTGGCGACCGAGGCCGCCTACGTGGCCAGCACCGCGGGCGAGTCGGTCTACCAGCAGCCCATGGGCATCCAGGGACGCAAGAAGCTCCTGCAGTTGATGAACGAGGCGTCGGCCACGAACTTCGGCTACCTCCTGGACCGCCGGGACGCACCCGAGGTCATCCACCGCGGGCAGTCGACGCTGTGGAACCAGCCTCCCGCTCTCACGCTCGATTTCTCGGCCGGGCTGATCTCGGCGCCGTTCAAACCGGTGGACGACGACAAGCTCACCGAGAACGACGTGTCGGTGCAGCGTGAGTTCGGCTCGGTCCCGGCCAGGGAGGTACTGGAGGACGGCGCCATGTCCGTCAAGAACCCCGAGGACGGCGGGGTGGGCCGGTACGACCAGGCGTACACGTACAGCGTCGCCACGGACAGCCAGGCCGACCAGGTGGCCGGCATGCGCCTGCACCTCGGCACGTATGACGGGGTGCGCTACGCCCGCCTCACCCTGAACCTGGCCAACGCACGCGTCTACGCGCTGATCGACGACATCCTCCGCATCGACTGCGGCGACGAGATCCGCCTGACGAACCTCCCGGCGGACCACGGCCCCGACCCCGTCGACGTGCTGGTGGCCGGCTACTCCGAGGAGGCCGGGCCGAACGCCTGGCTCATCACGTTCAACTGCGTGCCCGGCGAGCCGTGGACGGCCGGCGTGGTCGACAGCAGCGTGTACGGGCACGCCGACACCGACGGCAGTGCACTCGCCGCATCCGTCACGTCCACCGCGACCAGGCTGTCCGTGACCGTCACCGACGGGCCACTGTGGACGACCGATCAGGCCGAGTGCCCGATGGACATCCGCGTCAGCGGAGAGGTCATGACCGTCATCCGGATCACGGGCGCCGTCCACGACGACTTCAACCGCACGGTGGCCGCCGGCGGCTGGGGCACCGACGACACCGGTGAGACATGGACCGTGACGGGCGGATCCACCTCCGACTACAGCGTGCAGGGGGTATGACGTGACGGACCTGTACGCCAGCTACACAGACCTCGCCGCGCACCAGACCGAAGGCGTCGACTACGAACGCCGCACCGTACCGGTAACCGGGGCGACCTGGTGCGCGATCGCGATCCACGGCGGCGGCATCGAAGCGGGATCCGGAGAAGTAGCGCGCGCTGTGGGAGCCACGCTGATGAACCACTACGAGTTCGCCGGCATCATGGCCAGCAACAACTTCGACACCCTGCACGTCACCAGCACGAACTTCGACGAGCCCATCGCGCAGGGCATCGTCACCGCCGCCCAGCGCTGCCTGTCCCTCCACGGCTATACCGGCATCACCGGCCTGGCAGAGACCTCCATCGGAGGACTGGACACCGCCACCGCGGCCCGCGTCCAGACCGCGCTGCAGAACGCCGGGTTCCGCGTCATCACTGCAGCCCAGGAGATCAACGGATCAGACCCCGCGAACATCGCCAACAAGACCACCATCAGCGCTGGCGTACAGGTCGAAATGTCCAATGCCCTGCGCGCCAGCTTCTTCCCGAACGGCGACCTCTCCCGCACGATGCGGGACTCCGGGCAGCGAACTGCCGCCTTCAACACCTACGTAGCCGCAGTCCGCAGCGCTTTCGACGGTCAGGGCAAGGTCTTGTGCGGCAGCGTCAACGTCTCCCACTGGACGACCGTCCCGTGGTCATCAGCGGACCTCGACATCGTCGCCAGCATGGGCACCGACAAACTCGCCACCGGCGGCAGCCACTTCGTGAACCTCGTCGGCCGGTTCGCCGACACGAGCAACTGCTACCTGGCACGCGTCGACTTCAGCACCACCCAGACGGTCACGCTCACCCTGCGCAAACGGGTGACCGGCACAGAGACGCTGCTCGCTACCGCCCCCGACGCCGGGCTCACGCACGCTGCGGGCCAGATGTTCCGGCTCCGGCTGCAGATCACCGGCAGCACCCTGAACGCCAAGATCTGGCTGGACGACACGAACGAGCCGACGGGCTGGTCCGTCACCGTCACCGACACCTCCCTCACGGCGGCCGGAACGATCGGCACCCGCACCATCCTGTCCTCGACGAACACCAACACGCTGCCTGTCATTGCGAGTTACGACGGGTTCCAGCAGGTCACCCCGCAGACGATGCAGGTGCTCCGGTCCGTGAACGGCGTCGTCAAGGCCCAGGCTCAGGGTATGGATCTGCGCCTGGTCAACCCGGTCTATGTGGCGATGTAGGAGACGACGATGACGCTCTGGCTCGCCGGAATGCGGATCACCGCTGGCCGGCTCAACGACTACTCCCTCGACGACGAGACGACATCGGGCTTCTCAATCGCCTCGGGCTGGACCCTCAACAACTTCTGGGCCAACCGGCAGGGAGCCACAGTCGAGATGAACATCTACGTCAACCGGACCGGCGGCACCATCACCGCCACCACCGGCAACATCACCGACACCCTGGTCGGCACTGCGCCAGCCGGGTGGCGGCCCAACAGCGCCTCGACCCTGAACGGCATCTGGGACGACGGCACGTCCTCCGGCGGCTTCGTCATCGGCACCGACGGCGTCACCACGATCCGTACCGCCTCCAGCGACATCATCAACGGCCGCAACCTGCGCCTGCACGTCACCTTCAACAAGGAGCCCTAGACATGCCTCTCGGTACCCCGGAAGGCCCGACAGCGAGCCAGTGGAAGGTCACCGCCAACAGCGTCGACTCGGCCGGCGACTACCCCGTGGCCTTCAACGTGACGGCCACGACCGACAACCCGGACGCCCCCGGCGTGCCGGACATCGTCCAGAAGTTCGTCGCCATGATCGCCGCGTCGCCGAACTTCCGGCTGATGTCGGCGGCCCGCTCGTACTCCTACTCGGAGCCGATCACGCCCACCGCGTGACCCGACACCACCGCACGCCCCGTGCCGACTGGCCGGGGCCTTTCTCATGTCTGGAGGTCTCATGGCCACTTGCCGCGGCATAGACGTGTCCGCGTACCAGAGCACCCAGGACTGGGCCGGCCTCAAGAAGGACGGCCTGGTCTTCGCGTTCGCCAAAGCGTCCGAGGGCGAGCACTCCCGGGACGCGAAGTTCGACACCCACATCGCCAGCATCATCAAGGCCGGGCTCATCCCCGGCGGCTACCACTTCGCGTGGCCCACCCAGTCCGCGGCCGCCGAGGCAGCGAACTACATCAGCGCCGTACGCCCGTACGCGAAGACCGGGTTCACGCACTGGCTCGACCTTGAGCGCTACTCGGACGGCAGGAACTACGGCGGCCGTACGGCCGCCCAGATCAAGGCCTGGGCCGCCGCGTGGATCGCCGCGGTGCAGGCCGCGTTCCCCGGACAGCGCGTCGGCATCTACACCAGCGCCTCCGACCTGACGGCCGGCCACGTGCCCGCCGGCGTCCCGCTCTGGTACCCCGCCTACCCGTGGGGTGCCGCCGCCTACGGCCAGGCCGAGGCCGCCGCCCAGCCCAAGCCCAGCGGGCGGGCCCCGCTGATCTGGCAGTTCACCAGCCAGCCCATCGACCGATCCATCGCGTACCTGTCCGAGGCCGCGCTCCGCGCCTGGGCCGAGGGCGACATCACCGAGGAGGAGGACACCGTGCCCCAGTACGTGAATCTCGGGCTGGTCAAGCCGTACCAGCTCAAACCCGCGGCGTGGGACTCGATCGAGTTCACCAAGGAGTGGACCGACGAGACAGGCGACCACGGCGCCGGCGGAAGCGTGTTCGTCCGCGGCGCGGCCCGGTTCACCGGCAGTCTCAGCCTGACGATCACCGGGTTGCCCGTCGGGGCGGTGGTCCAGGCCCGCATGTCCGAGTACGACGGCGACAAGTCCGTCCAGGACCACCCGATCCACGAAGTCATCGGGACACTCGGCGGTGCCTACGCCGTCATCCCCCTGGTGAAGGCGCTCACGGCCGGACGCGGAATGCGGGTACGCCTGCTCAACCAGTCAGCCGCCACGGTCACCGTCACCAGCGCCGTCGTCACCGCGCTCGTCTACAAGGAGGCCTGAGCCGTGAAGGACTCCACCAAGCGCACCGCCCGTACGGTCCTGCAGACCACGGTCGGTGTCGCCGTCGTGCTGCCCGGGATCGTCGAGGCCTCCGGCATCCCCGCTTCACTGCCCTGGGTAGCGGGAGCGCTCGCAGTCGCCGGCGGCCTCGCCCGAGTGATGGCCCTGCCCGCAGTGCAGGCCCTGCTCCCGGGCTGGCTGCGGACCGACGAATCGGCGACCAGACAATGACGGTGCCCGAGGCCTCCGTCGCCGTCGAGCTGGAGCGCCTCCGCGGTACCGTCTCGACGGGCTTCGCTGAGGTCAAGGGCTCGCTGTCCGTTCTCGTCGAGCGTTCGGACCGCGCTGAGCGAGATCTCAAGCAGCTCCGCCAGGACACCGAGAAAGACCTCGGTGAACTCCGCGCGGACGTCGAGGCCTTGAAACGGAACCGGTGGCCGCTGCCCGCGATCGGCGCGCTCACCGGCGTCGCTGGCGCCGTGGCAGGCCTCCTCGCCCTGCTCATCCGCTGACACCAGAAGCCCCCTGTACGGCCCATCACGGGCCGTACAGGGGGCTTTGTCGTGTCCGGCTACGCTGCCGCCATGATTCGTGTAGTGGTCTTCGACGTCGGGGAGACGATCACCCGGGACGACCGATACTGGGCTGCCTGGGCCGACTGGCTCAGCATCCCTAGGCACACCCTCTCTGCACTCGTCGGTGCCGTCGTCGCCCAGGGAGATGACAATGCCGAAGCCCTCCGGCTCATTCGACCGGGCATCAACATCCCTGCCGAGTACGCCGCCAGGGAGGCCGCGGGCTGCGGCGAGTGCCTTGACGAGAGCGATTTGTACGAGGACGTTCGCCCCGCGTTCACCATGCTCCGCGACCACGGGGTACGGATCGTCGTCGCCGGGAACCAGACGGCCCGCGCCGGTGAACTGCTCCGCGGACTCAGCCTGCCCGCCGACCTGATCACCACCTCGGAAGAACTCGGGGTGGCCAAGCCCTCTCCAGACTTCTTCCACCGCGCACTGGTCGCAGCAGCAGCTGAGCCCGACACCACCCTGTACGTCGGCGATCACCCGGCCAACGACATCGTCCCCGCGCAGGCAGCCGGTCTCCGCGCCGCACACCTGCGCCGCGGCCCTTGGGGACACCTATGGGCCCACACGCCACAGGCGGACGCTGCGGACTACCGCATCGACAGTCTTCTGGACCTCGTCGGGGTCATTTCTGCCTGAACCTCCGCTTCGCTGGTGCAGCCGCAGCTAACTTGGCCGGTATGACTGCACGCACGGTGGGTGATCGGATTGCCTACTACCGAAGTGTGGCCCGTCCGCAGATGACGCAGCAGCAGCTCGCCGACGCAACGAATCTGTCTCTCGGCGCGGTCCGTAAGATCGAGCGGGGCGAACGCAAGCCCAGCGCCGGGACGTTGGAGGCCATGGCAGATGCGCTAAGGGTCGATCCAAGCCAGCTGCTGACGGACCGAGGCGCCGCCCATAGCAGAGTCCATGGTGCGTTGCCCGCTCTGTCGGCGGTGCTTTCCTCCTACGACTTCCCTGACGACGGCCCCGTCCGTCCGATGCCCGTGTTGCGCGCGTCCGTTGAGGAGGCAGCGGCCTGGAGGCTCGCTGCACAGTACACACCTATTGCGCGAGCGCTCCCCAACCTGTTGCCCGAGTTGCTGCGCGGCTTCCACTCAGCAGCCGGAGAGGATCGCCGGGTCTGGGCAGACCTGCTTGTACGTGCCGCTCGCTCAGCAGACGCGGCAGCGTACAAGATCGGTGCTCGGGACCTGTCCGCCCGCATGATCGACCTGATGCGGTGGGTCGTTCCCAACGCTCAGGATCCGCTGCTGGAGTCGTCCGTCGCCTACGTACGGACGGAGACCTTCTTTGCCGCCGGCACCCACGCCGCTGGCTTGCGCGCTCTGGAGGCTGCCATCGACAGGTCGCCCCTCCCCGACTGCGCTCCTGCGGCCGCTGCCCGCGGTGCCTTGCACATGCGAGCAGCGGTCATTGCTGGCCGAGCTGGTAACGGTGCTGCCGCTGAGTCGCACCTGACGGAGGCGCAGTCGCTCGGGAAGGATCTGCGCGAGGACGTGTACTGCGGGACAGCGTTCGGACCGGACTCCGTGCGCATCCATGAGGTATCCGTTGCAGTGAGTCTTGGCAGCGACCACGCTGGCCGTGCCTTGGACGTCGCACGCGAGTGGAAACCTCCACAGGCTCTTCCAGCCGAGCGCCGGTCCGGGTTCTACATCGAGATGGCCCGTGCTCAGCTGTGGGCTGGCCGGGCCGACGCCGCGTTCGAGGCCCTGAAGGTCGCTCGCAAGATCGCGCCACAGCACACGCGACAGCATCCGTGGGTCCGCCAGGACGCTGGGACACTTCGCCGCTTGAAGAGGGCGGATTCCGAGGAACTCACCAACTTCGCGGAGTGGTGCGCAGCCATCTAGCGGGGCACCCCTCGCTGGGGTACTTGTGCCCCTTCCCTGGGGTCACCATCGCTCGCACGCACAAAGTCCGAGCAGACGGGACCTGGGATGTCGATTCCGCCCACGCCCTCGCCGAGGGTCATAGATCCCAACGTGAGTATTGCCCGGCTGCATGGCGAAGCCTGCTTCCACTGCGGGTCCGTCGCAGGGACTTTGTCCGCGGCCGGGAGGGTCGTACTGCGCGGGAAGACTCGTGTGTGGTCCATCGCCACATGCGGATGCAGGTCCCAACCAGATGGCGCCTCCGGCCGAAGAAGAGTCCTTGGTGATCCAGTCCTGGCTGGTCCCGAGGTCGCGGCCAGTCGGTGAAGGAGTCGACGTGCAGAACGCTACAGCCCCGCCCCCCAGCAAGGCAGAGGCAGACAGTCCCCCGGACATCAGGGCCATGCGCGCCAGCATCGCGCTCGTGCTCGCCGCGGACATCCCCAGGGCGGACCCCGGCGACCCCGATTCCCGAGACGCCCCCGAGAGGCACTTCACCCGCCCTGAGCTGGTCGCGCTCACGAACGCATACCGGGACCACCTCTGCACTCTGATCCCTGCGGTGGAGACTTGGGCCGAGCGGCTGCCTGAGCGTCATGCGAATCGTGTGTCGGCGATGATGTGCGCCGGCCAGGCCCGGATCCTGCTGCGTGCAGAGCCCGCCGAGACGGATGCCCTCCGTGGGTCCATCGCGTCGCGGATGGCCCGCGCAGTGCGGACGTTGTGCGGGCACTACGACCGGCTGGTGTCGCGATGACCAGCACCTCACTCCCAACAGTCGCCTACGATCCGGCGGACCCGAGCAGTGGCGTTGCCCTCGTCAGCCACCAGCTCGACAAACTCGGGCTCGGTGAGCACTGGGTGCAGACCGGCGAGCAGGGCGGTTTGCGGGTCGTCGACCGGCGGATCTCGCCAGGGCACGGGTGGTGCCGAGCCGTCGGTCTCTATCAGGCTCTCTGGCCGGCCACCGCTGATCTGTGTGTCGAGGTCGACTGGTATGCGGACTCAGACGTCCCCGCATCCGAGCAGGATGAGCACTGGCGGACCCGGCTGGCTACGGTCACGGCCGGACTGGAGTCCCTCGGCTACGTGGTCCGGGCGCCTGGCCCGCGCCGGACACCGGGTGTCGACCGCTACCAGCCGCTGATCGTGTCCCGCCTGCCGGTCGGCGCATCTCTGGCACCTTGCCCCGCCGACGGCTGGGACCACCTGGAGGTGCACCCCACCTACGAGCGACCTGCACACAATCCCAGCAGACGCCTCCAGACCATGCTGGAGGACTTCCACCTGACCAGCTACGTCACCCGCACCCTGGACACCCATTTGTGGCCGCCGTACGCCACTGCCGCCTCGGTCGTCGTGTGGTCCGACTTCCAGGACGCCACCCTGGACGACTGGCAGAGCGCCATGGCTCGCGTGCGCCGCGTCCTGCGCATCGCCGGGTATCGATGCCTGGACCACCGGCGCCCCTGGGACCGCGCCGTCGACCACCTGCCGTACGTGATCGTCTACCTCCGTGAGGAGCTGCAGTGACCATCGCCCTGGCCGAGGAGATGTGGCGGGGGCACACTCTCGCCATCGGTCAGATGGGCCGGATGTCCGGCGCAGCTGCCGTCGGCGACCACTGCATCTGGTGCGACCGGCCACCCGGCGACGGTGCCGTCTGCCTGCTTCCAAAGGCGCCCTGGCGGGCGTGCTGCCGCTGCTACCTGGCCCGCCTCGCGACGATGATCACGTGGTGCGACTGGCACGAACACATCGCGCGGTGCAATCCCTGCAAAAGCGGCACGAGGTGCTTCGTCGCACGCGGCCAGCGCTATCGGCACCAGGAGGCCGCGGCCCTGATTGGGGAGCCGCTTCGTTGCTTCCCCTGCAACGAGGAGGTCGCCGACCGGGACCTGGTCGTCGCCGTCATCTGGGAGGGGGACGCCAGCCCGCATCCTGGATATGCGCACGTCCTGTGCCTGTCCCGCCTTGCGAGGGGAGGGCGGTCGTGACGCTCCCGATGACCGGCACGGGCGTGCGCCCTGTCGAGTGGTGGTACGGCTTGCCGGTGCCGGCCATCACCGCCCGAGCGGGCGAAGAACCGCAGCCCCAGCCGCTGATGCGTCAGAGGAGTCGCCTGGGGTTCACGGACGAGGTGTGGAGCGACCGGCATTACGAGGTCCTGTGGATGCGCATGCCCTCCCTGGCCCGCCGTGAGCCGCAGTTCGAGGTCGTCCATGGGTTACGGCAGCGCCGGGCCATGACTCGCATGCTGTGCCAGGTCTGCGACGGTCCTACCCCGGCCGCCGTGGGCAAGCCCGCACTTTTCCTGCTCGGCGCGGACGGCGGCAGGCCCATCCGCGACGGTGAGGAGACCGCGTCACCGCCCGTGCACGCAGCCTGCGCCCGCACCGCGGTGGAGTACTGCCGGCCTCTCGGCCGCGGCTGGTCTGCTGCGCTGGTCGAGCGCACTCCGGTCTGGGGTGTGGCGGGCACGGTGTACGACCCGCGCACGCTGTCGGCGGTACCGGCGCCCGAAGGCCGCCGCCTGCACAGGCTGCCCTTCACGGATGCCAGGATCCGCTGGGTCCTGGCATCCCGCCTCATGGTCACGCTGGAGGGAGTGACCCCCGTAATGGATCTGGAGGACCTGGAGGACGCCGAGCTGGCCGCAGCGCCAGCAGCCTCGACCTAGCCCGGTCCCGGCGTACGCCGACGCGCCGGGGCCGGATCCCACGGCTGCTCCCGGATCCCCCGACGGGAGCGGCCCTCTATGGCGGAGCAGCGTGATATGCGTCCGCTGGCTCCGCAAGTGCTCGCCGAGAGGCTGAGCGCGACCGCCCCGTCCTCCGTAGTGGAGGGCGGGGCGGTTTACTGCGTTGTGACGCCCCCCGCCGAATCACGCGGCGGGGGGCGCCCTTCCGGCCGGTAACCTCCCGAGTACCCGACCGGGCTTGTCTGGGGCTATGCGTCAGGCGGCCGGAATGTACACGTCTGCCTCCCCTGACTGCACTGTACTCACAGTGCAGAGCGATCTACAGCTTGTAGACGAGCACGTGCACGAAAGCTCCTCAGCCCGTGCCACTATCGCCGTGGAATCTCCCGTACCAGGCCATCACCTGGTAGGTGGTGGCGAAGGAGAGGCTCTCTCGGATGGCGGCAAGTTCCTTGTCGACGGCACGTCGGCTGAGTCCGATGCGGGGGCCGACCTGCTGCTGGGAGTAGCCGGCATTGAGGTCGCCGAGGATGCGCCACTGGCGCTCGGTGAGCGGATCGTCGTTGGTGGTGAGGGCGAGGTCCTGCCATCGGGTGGCGTGATCCCAGAACAGGTCGAACGCAGCGCGCGCCCAGGCCACTGCGGCTCTGTCGAACAGATGCCAGCCGGAGTTGTTCTCGGCTCGTTCTATGACGTGGTTGTCCACGAACGCGTGCTGCCGGTCGATGATCACCAAGCGTGGCCCGGGGAGAGCTGAGGCACGCACTTCGGCCCCGTCCGCGATCATCTCGGCGACATAGTCCCGGGTCTGGCCGTGTTCGTGGGCACTGCGATGGTAGATCGACCGGACCTGAACCCCTCGCCGTAGCGCGGAACGGGTGCGCTCGACCCCCAGACGGAGAATGGCGGGGTCGCGGTCGGCCGGCTCTCCAGGCTGGATGGAGCAGAACTCGGTCCTGGCGCCCCCGCCAATCTCACCGAGGCGGGCGTTCATCTGGGCTGCGGTGCCCAGGAATTCTGATCCGGGACCGCCGTAGAAGCGGTGCGGGTCGAAGTGCTCTGCGAGGCGCTCCAGGGCGGGGATCTGGGAGACGCGTTGAACCAGCTGCTCCAGTTCACCCAGGACGGCCGTTGTGAGGCCGTGTACAGCCGCTGTGGGGTCGTTCGGGATGTATCCGCCGGGGGCGTAGGGGTCTCGGTCGACGAGGCGGAGGGCGAGAAGTTTGTCGGGGGCGTAGCCAGGCGGTAGCGGGCGCCCCTCGGCGATCTGTCTGTAGGCGGCGAAGTCGCGTTCGGCGAGCGGCAGTTCGTCGTCCGGAGTGTCCAAGTCGCTCACGTTCGCCCCCTGTTACGCGTGTGGAATTCCGCATGTGCAGTTTTCCGCACGGCATGCCGCTTGGACCACCTGGATTGGCCATGTAACTCTGACGGTTCAGAACCAACACTCGCAACCATGTTCGAACAGAGGGGTGTCGAATGACCCGAGTCCGCCTTGTGGTCGCCTCCGCCCTACTGGTCCTGACTGCCGTGGCCGCTCCGGCAGCGGCAAGCGCGCTTGAGTCCGGGCGCACGGTCCAGGGCCAGGACATCGGCTGGGGCGCCGCTGCAACGTCCACGACGGACGAGGCGACGACCGAACCGACCGCGACGGAGACATCGACGTCCGCTGATTCGACCCTCGGAGACATCGGCTGGGGCTGA